ACATTGCCATGTGGATCGGGAAAACATACGTTTATCCGGACCATCTTGACTGTCTCCTCGTTCACGCAAAATAGGTTAGACCCATATAATGAGTTTACCCTTTGCATTTTATTTTCAGTTTTTCTAAATGATGAGGTTAACGCTTCGATATCCTTGCAAGAATCTAATATCGACAGAATAGTCTGTGATATCAAGATTCTAGTTAAGTTTTCTGGATCAGAGACGATCTTTTTAAGATCCTCATCTACAAGCCAGCCATTATCAATCATGAACTTCGGTGTTAGCGAGTTGTATGGTGACCCCTCTTTTGAGGCCAGGTTACAGACCGCAGCTCCTACCATCCATGGTTGAATTTTGTCGAAGTAAGTTTCATTTCCGTCTTTAACAATATTGTTAAGAGATGGAAAAGACGAAGGTTTAAGTATTAGACCTCTCTCGAGGCAAACACTAAGTAGTTGTGGTACGCTTCGGAAATCACTTGAGCGGTTAATGACTTTAGGGCTAACCCTAGAAACATCAACACCGTTTATTGCAGTACGTGAACAAAACTCAGCTACTGAGCCAAGTTTGCAAACAGTTTTTGACTTAGAAATATTGATGGGAAGATTAATCTTCTCACAGTATTCTTGGTAACTATTGTGAATATCATATATCCACAAGTCATCACCCACTTTACCGTAAAGAGGTGAAAAGTTGGGAATATTCCCACTTTTCTTTCCTTCACGTTCATACATAAAATGTATGTAGAGGTGGTCTGTCAAAGTTGCAATATCGAATGATCCGTTAGTCCCCATACCCTGGCCTTGTCCATATTTAATATGGGCACCAGTATTGGAGATGTACCATGTACAATGGACAGTTAACTGTCCCCATACTTCAGCTACACCTTTAGAAAAGATCTCTCCCATTACTACCTTTTGAAGGTCATGGTGGAATCGATCAGTCCAAGCACTTATATCGTAGCATTTAAATTGACCTATGTCAAGTTTAACTCCACAATATTTGTCCTTGTTTACGCACATACTCTGAACCTCAATCATTCGGGTAACCCCTTTTGATTGGTCCATTCTGTAATCCATAGGGAAACAGAACTTAGTCACAGCTTGAATGTGTGCCCTAACGGGCTCCATTAATAGCTGCGTCCAGAAATCTGGTATGGCCACAATTCGGGTTTTGAATCCGGAATCTGGCACTGCGACTAATTTTCTAAGTAGAACCTTGCTTATGTTTAATTCATCTCGCTTATCGGGCACTGGAATTAGTGCCAGCCTATTAACGTATTCAGAAATTACACCAAGGCCCAGTCTTGAAGATAGCTTCGAGAATGGTTGCCAAAGTGTGTCGTTTCTCAACTCAATC